GTAGAGCACTTGACTTTTAATCAAGTTGTCCGGGGTTCGAATCCCCGCACGCTCAGTATTGTAAATGGCTTAAATCCTTAAAGAATCTAGGATTTAAGCCATTTTTCGTATATCCTGTTTTAACCGATTTTATCCGGTTTTACTTATCTTATTCGTATCTTCAGACGCTTTTCGGAGGGGCTTTATCTTCATTTCATCTTCAAAATTTTCTTCAAGATTCAGAGCATTTTCTACGACTGCAGCGGCATCTTCTTTTTCTTCCATGATGTGATTATAGACTTCAATGACCATCTTTTCTGTGTCTCCCATCAGGGCAGCAATCTTCTTAATGCTGATCTTCGGGATCTGGTAGCAGAGGTTGGTGCAGTAATTATGCCGGAATACATGGGCGGTCAGATTAAAGACTACACGCAGCTCATCAGTGCCGCCGGCGGCAAGGTTAATCTTGTCTACGATCCGCGCCCACATCTTGACATAGCTGGATTTGGTCATGATAGTGCCATCCTGCTTGGTGAAGAGATAAGGACCCGGAATGGAACGCAAATAGCTCTGCAGCTGCTCAACCAGATAGCCAGGGAGCGGCACGGTGCGCTTCCGGAGGTTTTTGGTATCCTTGATGTAAGGATTGTTGCCGTCAAAGCCTACGGCCTGAGTGACGGACAATGTCTTGGCCTGCAGGTTAATACTGGTTGTAGTCTGTGCCAGAGCTTCCCCACGGCGCAGACCCGTGCCGAAGATGAGAAGGATAAAGGTCTTTTCCATCGGGGAGAGGTCTGCTGACTTGATTCCGGTCTTCTCCAGGGCGGTCAGAGGGCGCTTTTCTTTCGGCTTGTATTTGGGCATGTCAATGTTGCTGCAGATCTCTGTAAGCGCATCCGCTGGAAGAAACTTCTCCTGGATACCGTTCTGGACAACCTGGTGGAAAGTAATGTTGATTTGTTGACAAGTGCGTGGCATTTTATAGGCATTGTTGATAATTTGCTGAAAGTGTTTCTTCTGGATATCAGCCAGCTTGATTCCTTTCAGCGGTTTGAAGTGCACGTCAATAATATTGCTGTACATGGCCCTGGTGGCTTTTTCACGACCGGCTTTATAAGTTTTCAGCCATTCCTTTGCGTACTCGACAAAGTCCTGCTCTGTTGGCCGTATATACTTCCGGTTTTCCACATCCGCTTTCATTTTATTGACGGTTTTCTCCAGATCCCCGCTAGATTTTGTGGAATAAACGGGGACATAGTGCTTTATTCCATCCGGGCCATAGGTGCCGTCCCAGACTTTTGTCTGCCAACGGCCATCCTTGCCTTTCTTGTATTTTGCTTTTGCCATGGTATATCATCCTCCTTATACGGTAAAAAGGGTAAAAAAAATAAGCCCTCTTGCCTGGCCGCTCCGAAGATGATATAATTCAGGTGTTCAAGCTGGATTATATCTTCCGGAGTAACCGACAAGAGAAATCTATGTTAAAGCCGTTCGGTGTTGGTAGCACCGGGCGGTTTTTACGGTTATTGTAAATTCTGATTGATTAGTAACCCAAAGTCTGCTATAATACGTCTGTACTTGATTGTGGTGTTCGCACTATACATGATGGTATGATATGGCTATACAGAAGATAATAATATCCCGCCACTGATTCTAGGTGTTCGCACTATTGGATGATTTGGAAGGGATATTTTTATTTGTATCTTAGCAGATCGTACATTCTGATCAGACGCTTTAATTCTGGATTTCCATGAAGGAGCTTTGGTGAATTGTTTTTTAGAAGCGTCTGCAAATACTTTAATAGCTCTGAACAATTCATTTCATCTTCGGTTAAGAAAATCAGTTTACGATATGCATAATCAGATCCTTCTAATTCAATTACTCTTGAAACACTTAAGTTGCCATATGTTTTGTGGTAAGTGCTTTTTTGCTTTCTTAATTGCTCATTCAAAAATTTATCTATATCTGTATATTTTAAGATATTGTTTTGTACGCGTTCAAAAGTCTGTCCCTGATAGTCTTTTAAGTACTTATACATAGGAAGCCCACCGGAGTTATTTTTCAATAACTCTGGAAGATATTCTTCAACTACAAGATCAGGGTTAAAATGCTGATTATCAAAGACCAGATCTTCATAAAGCTGTTCAGCTTTAATCACATGTCCATTTTTAGCAACGCCAACACCTAAAATGAATTGGTCGGCCTGACTTATATCGTCCAGATTTTCAAAACCTGTGGCAACAATGCGCTCGGTTGGTTTTGAACTATTGGCTAATTCGTAAATATCTTTCCGAAGATATCTGAGAACAGACGGACTATATTTTGACTTATTCTCAAGAATTGCTTCGTAAATTTTTGAGAAATTTGATGTTGAAATCTGATGCATCCTTACATTGTTGTCATTGTCAAAGTGCATCAAAAATTCAGAGATTGATTCTACACTTGAATACTCAACAAAAATTAAGCGATCTTTCAATTTGTCCAGTTTATCTTGAGACAAACAATCAGAAATAGTGGAAAAGATATTTCTGATGTTCCGGTCATTTAAAGAATAGCCTAAAAATATAATTGGGTATTCCAGAAAAATAGTAAGCATCTTAGCAATTAGGTAGGAAGCTTTTCTTTCAAATACTTCGTAGTCGTAAGATGTAAGGACAAGGGTCTTTGCATCAGTGACAGATCCGTGTATTTTATAAATTTCCCCTATTCCTGTAATGTCCGAAAATAAGAGCTCCTCTTGGCCTACATATGTGTCGAAGTTTGGGAAAAGCGTTTCTAAGAGAGTATCATAATTTGTTGTAATAATTCCGGAAATACTTCTTTTGGCCAGTTTCTTTAATAAATCTAGTTCTGGATTATTTTCAGGAAGAACGGGATTTGCCAGGTGCTGGGAAATTGCAATTTTAAGGGCCGATACATTATTCAGTAGTTCTTGTTTGTGCGCTGTTCGGAAAGAATTATATTTTTCTTTGCTTAAAACTGCACGGCTGTAATCTTTCTCAAGAAGATTAGCAATAGCTGGCTGCATCCCATAGTAATCTTTAGCATCAACTTCGTTGGCGTATATATTGTACTGAAAATCGTTTCCGCTAAACTCGGTACAAAATACCTTCAATAATTCATCCCATTTTTCAGTATTCAAATAGCGCTTACTAATTCCTGATCCAACGAAGAGAAAAGGATGGTGTCCAGTTATTTGAATAGCATTTTTAATGATGTCAGATATTCCCATGTAAAGACCTCCGTGGATTCATTCAATCGTTTATATGGATACAAACCATTTTAGTGATGGTAGCAAAATGGTTCTCAACTGTTCGGAATTTTCGAACAGTTCAACTTGCAAGAAACCTTTACAAGTTGAACAGGATCCGGAGAACCATTTTCCCCACGTCGGGAAAATGGTTTTTCTTAGTATGCGAGCATATCATAGAATACGTTTTCTGGAATCACTTCGATATCATTGCCTTCTAATTTCAGCTTTTCAGCTTTTTTCTGTTTATTGCTCTTCCCATCTTTGATAAGTGGGCAATAATCGTTGTTGCCGAGAATTAAAAAATTTGTTTTCTTGGTTACTGAATCAGCGTTTATGCCGCCAACATCAGCAACAAGCTGCATGGCTTCCTTTCTGGGCATTTTTTCAAGTGTACCAGTAAATACACACACCTTACCATAAAGCGGATGTGCTATATCAAATTCTTCATTGGACGTGGTAATATCTGCAGCTTTAAGAGCGCTATTGCGCTTGTGTGAATCAATAAAGTGCTGGAAATCACCATAGGTCTGTAATATTTCCGCATTCAAGTGCTCAAGGCATGCCTGCGTTAAATAACAATCCGCCAGAGCACGGTGCGCGTTGGAATAATCGATGTTGTACCGTTCAGACAAATCCTTTAAACGATGATGACGTTCTTCTGGATGAAGCATGCGAGAAATCCGCATAGTGTCAACAAAGTCATTTGTAAATGGCTCTGAGAGGTAACGTGTGAAATTATCGTATAAGAAGTTAATATCAAAGTTCACATTGTGCCCGATTAAAATATTATCATCAAGAAAATCTTTAAGCTGTCTGAGTACAATGACCGGATTAGGAGCAGTAGAAAGCATTTCATTGGTAATACCGGTCAGTTCTTCTATAAATTCATCAATATAGCTGCCGTCATCGTAAGTATCCTCTGGTTTAATCAAAGATGTGAAATGATCGGTTTCCTGACCATTGATGTATTTGACTGCAGATACTTCAATGATAGAATCGAAGTCTGGAGAAAGTCCGGTTGTTTCGATATCAATGACGCAATAAGTTTCTGGAATTAAGATGAGGTTTTTTCCTTTATTGCGAGGCTGTTTTTTTAATGGTTCGCCAGTTCCAAAAGAGAATGTTATCATAAATACTCCTTTCTACGTGAAAGTGTTAGAATTTTTCATATACACCCAGTACCGGTACAAAAGCAATAACATATCCATCCAGGTGTACAAAGCAGCCATACTTCTCTTTGTAATACTGCAAAGCTTCTTCCAGGAACTCTTCGGATACACCAAGACATTCAGCAAGCTCATGCCGGTTCTGGCAGTGAGAGCGGTATCCCTGGATAATTCCGGATAGTCCAATACGGCGATCGTAAGCCCGGACCCGTGCAAGGCGTTCCTGTTTCCGGTTGGCCACGCTGTTTAGATCCAGGATGTTGCCAACGGTAGTATAGTGATGCTCCAGTTCTTCGGCCAGGGTGTCAGCTGTCTGGGCCGCGGTCATTCCCTCTCTCAGAGCAATGGACCCATCTACATACAGGCCGTTGATCCGTTCGCTCCGGAATTTTATGTAATCGACTGGGACATTGTGCTCATAGGCTTCCTGTTCCAGTTTTTCGGTTTCGGTCAATAATATCACCTCTACTTATTTACGTCGATTTTTTACAAATTCAGCGTAGGCTCTGATGTCCTCAAGTTCTTCGGCGGTATATTCATTGCCATCAAAATGCGCAGCGATAGTTGTGTTTTCAGAATTCAAACCGAGTAACTCATCAGCTGATACATTTAAGACATCTGATATTTTTTTTATGGTCTGAACATTTGGCTCACGATTTCCGCTTTCATATAGAGAGTAGGTGGATTTCGCAACACCTATGCTGTCTGCAACTTCTTTTTGTGTCATATTCTTTTTTTCTCTAGCAAGTTTCAAGTTTTCATTAAAATTGTCACCCATGAATTTTGTACCTCCGATTAACTTGATTATATATACCAACTGCAAACATGTCAATTAAAAAGTTTGCAAAATGTAAAGAAAACTATTGACAAGTTTGCAATTAGCAACTATCATATAATCAAAGTTTGCGATATGCAAACAATGGCGCTATGTTTGAAAGGAGGAGACCACTTTGTTTAGAAATTTAGAAGCAGAGCAGGCAAGAAAGGGATTAACCGATCAGGAAGTAGCAAATAAACTTGGTATTTCTAGAGTGTCTTATGGAAACAAAAAGAAAAGCGGAAAATTCACAACATTAGAAATTAAGGCACTTTGCAAATTATTTCAGTGCAAGTTTGATTATTTGTTTGCCGAAGAAAATGAAGAACAGGGGGCGTGAGAGAGATGTATAAGTTGCATGAAACATAAAAGCCGCTTACTTCGGAAGCGAAGCAGGCGGCTGTGATCGTAAGCAAGCGTTGTTATTGTAGTCTGCTATAGCCGTATGACAGGAGAAATAAAAGATGTGGGTAATTTTTTTATTGGCAATGATGGTATTTACTACCACTGCTCTTACGATGATCTGGTTGGGATCATTGGTGATCCGTTCTATTCAAAGAGCGGACCGAAAGTTTGAAAGAGAAAATGAAGAATACGAAAACGCAAAGAAAAAGGAGAACGAAAGATGAAGAAAAAAGTGATTATTGTGGCAGCAGTCCTGGTAGGAATTGTAGGTGGAATTGTGACGATTGCATCTTGTAAACGAGTAGGACAGGGCGAAGTTGGCGTCGTATGGACAATGAAAGACGGAGTGCAGGATGAGGTTTTGTCACCGGGACTGCATTTTGAGAGTCCGTGGACAAAAGTGAAAAAGTATCCGGTATCTCAGCAGCAGCTGGTCCTTTCTGGAAACCCAAGTGATTACGGAAAAAAGGAACATGCGGATTGGCATGTAGATGCTCCGGCAGATGGCGGAATGGTCAAAATTAACATGACCGTGAATTACAATTTCATCGCAGATCGCGTAACGGAACTTTACAGTAAGTTCAATGGTATGGATGGAGATTCTATTGTGGACTCCATGGTACAGAATTCCATCATTGCTTATATCAAAGAGGTGACACCGAAGTTTACGGTCATGGATATTTATTCAGATAAGCGCGCTGAGGTGTCCAAGAATATCACGGAGTATCTGAATACACGCCTGACGGAAGAATATGGGATCAATGTGTCATCGGCGTTAATCATTGATGTGCAGCTGGATGAGGCCCTGCAGGCAAAAATCCAGGCAAAGGAACAGGCAAAGCAGGATGCAGAAAAAGCGGAGCTTGATCGAAAGACGGCAGCAGCAGAGGCAGAAGTGGCAAAGGTAAATGCAGAGGCAGATGCGGAAGTACAGAAAATCAAAGCAGAGGCTGAGGCAGAAAAAACCAAGATTGCTGCTCAGGCAGAAGCGGAAGCGAATATGCTGATTGATAATTCCATCACAGAGGATCTGATTCGGATGAAAGAGGCGGAGGCGCGTTTAAAGCATGGTTGGGTAACCGTACAGGGAGCGCAGGCTGTAGTGACAGAAAAATAGGAACAGAGGACGTGAATATGAGGAGAGAGACTATCCAGTTTGTTGTGGAAGCAAAGAATGGTGTTGTGGAGCAGGTTGGTAAGAGCAGTATTTCCAAGCCGGAAACCAACTTTGATCATAAAGGCATTAAGTGGTTTGATGATTCGAAGCTGCTGAAAGGCAGCAGATCAGGAGTGGGGCCGGAGCAGAAAGCACCGGTCGTCTCGATCAAGGTGGAGGTTGGGCTGAGCCTGGAATGATGGAAGGGAGCGTGACAGCATGTTGGAATATCCGAAACCGATGATGAAAACATCGGAGCTGAAAGCTATGGGATTCGCGGAAGAGTTTCTGATGGTGGCCTACCGGTCTCCGGACAATGACTTCGCTACGAAGATCAATCCCATGAAAAAGAACAGCTCTATCCTTTATGATACGGCAGGCTTTGATGCCTGGCGGCAGAAGCAGATTAAGATGCAGGTTAGAAGCATGCAGAGAGGACGGTGATTGAGATGAAAAAGATAAGACTGGAAATGGATGTTCCGGAGGAGACATGGCGCAAGTGCGCGGTGCAGGCGGCGGAAGCCGGTTTGACGTTTGAGGAGCTTGTAAAGCGCATGGTTACAGATCTGGGGGATGATGATCAGGAATGTCATGCGGAAGCAAGTTCGTGGATGGCGGCATGCGTTTCTTTGACTTTTACCGGAGCAACCTTTTTAAGCTATCTGGATTCAAGACATGAGTTATGGGATGCGATTGGAATCCATAATTCACTGCAGGATTGTGTCTCTGATTTGAATAACAACGATCCAGTGGATCAGATTGACATCCGCAAGAATATTGTGTACCTTTCGGCAAAGCTGCGAGAACACTATTATTGTTATCAGACCTGGTATGGTGATAAGTGCGTGGACAAGACACTGGCAGCAGGTATGGCGCGCATCCTGGCCTGGAGAAAAAGAAAATGGGATTTAGTAAAACAGCAGGGGGCAGTGCGGCCATGATTTTGAACCGGTGCAGGCGGTGCGGCTGCCCGCTGGATCCAGGAGAGCGTTACTGTGATGAATGCCTGGAAGATATGGAAGGAGTGAATAAGAATGTTGGATCGCGCAGAAATGAGAAGAATCCTGATGCAGAGCATTGCAGAATGCTCCGCTCCGGATTTTACAGAGGGAACCATCAGCAGGGGCATTGATGCGGGGCTTGAAAAGATTGAGACCATCCAGATTAAGCTGGACGGTCAGAAAACCTTTGAGGTTAGTGCTGTTCCGAGTGGATATGGATTCTGGTCCCGGGGTGGATTTGATCGGCTTAAGAATTGTGGAATCTTTTCATTGCCGACCAGTCCGGAAGGCGGGCCGTTGCCGGAGATGGCACGGATGAATGAAAAGAATGGCCGCCATGTGTTTCATGGCATTTATCAGGACTGTTACATCCTGCAGGCCGTCTGCCCGCAGCCCCCGGTGATCAACATGAATATTTACAAGATTACGCGGATTGACCGGGAGGCGGAGCTTGCGTATTGCACGCAGTCATCTCTCTGGGATTTGGCGGATGAAGAATATGAGCGCCTGAGAGCGGCCATGGAGGTGGCCCGGGATGGATGTGTTCGTGCCAATAACACGGATAATCACTACTTCTGGAGGGTCAGATGAATCGGTATTGTGTAAAGGTTGCCGGGGTGGCGCAGCAGGGCGAAGGGTACAACCTGCTTCTGCGTGTTCCGGAACAGACAGCGCGGCTGATCCGGCAGCAGGCTGTAGCGGATGTTGAGCTTGGCATTGATGATGGCCGGTTCATATCTGTGCAGCAGCGGCGCAAAATCTACGCAACGCTGCGTGACATAGCGGAGTATACCGGGTACCCGGATGAGGACATGAAGCAGATCATGAAGGTGGAGCATGTAATGCGCTGTGGCTGTGATATGTTTTCTCTCTCTGACTGCAGTATGACCACGGCCAGAGAGTTTATTAATACGCTCATGGAGTATGCGCTGAAAGAGGGCGTGATCCTGACGGAGTCAGGCCTGCAGCGGACAGATGATATTGATACATATCTGATGCAGTGCATTCGGTATCGGAAGTGCTGCATCTGTGGCCGACCGGCTGACATCCATCACGTGGACGCGATCGGCATGGGAAATGACCGGCGCCATTATGACGACAGCCAGAACCGGATCATGGCACTGTGCCGTCAGCATCATCAGATCTGTCACCAGAGAGGAACTGAGAGGTTCTGTGATATGTACAAGGTGTACGGAATTGAGCGGTACAGGACGGAAAAGGAGACTATGGCACAATGAATAAGCAGATACTGGATAAACTGATCAGAAAGCCGCCGGGTGAGACAACGAATAAATACATATTCCTGGTTGATAATCGCAGCATCGCGGAAGCTATTGTGACAGTTGGCTTCCGGTCAGTGTATATAGCGAATCAGGATTCAGATTATTATTTTTCGGTCGAGAGTTTTACGCAGTATATCAGGGATAAGTCCAATACAGGCACGGCCATGATGGAGTTTTCATTTGTCCTGGCATGTTTCCGGAAAAAGACGAACGATGCCATAGAGTACACACTGAAATCCTACCAGTTGGAATATAAGGTTGGTGCCTATACCCTTTTTAAAGATAAAGAGTATCTTGGCAATTATGATCGGCAAGATGAGCTGGAAGAAGCTTTGCTGAATTATGTGCGGCGCTTTGAGGGGCCGGATGAGCCTGGCCTGGTTGATAAGGAGCAGTTTATCAAGCGTGATCCGGATGGCCGGGAACGCGGAATTATGGAAAAGGCAATAGTGGATTATATCGTGGAGACTGTGGACTTTTTTGTAGTGGGTGCAACTGCGTATGTTTATCATGGTGGCGTGTTTCATGAGGATCCACAGGGGATCGAGATGAAGTCCGTTATCCAGTCATTACTGTATGATCGCCATATCAGTTACCGGACCATCAGCGGAGTGTACCGGTTATTAATTGAGCAGCCGCAGGTGCAGCGGCGTTATGAAGACCTTAATGCATATCCGGATTACTGGATTAATTTCAGAAATGGCATGTTTGATGTTAAAGCCCAGAAGATGATTAAACATAGTCCGAAGTATCTTGCCATTAACCAGATTCCGCATGATTTCCGCATTGATCTGCAGGATAAGCTTCCGGAGATGGGGGCAGAGTCTTTGAAATTTCTTAAGTATGCAATTCCTGATCCAGTTGATCAGACAATGCTGTTTGAGTATCTGGGATATTGCATGACCAAGGATACCTGTATGCAGAAATTTATGATTCTGCGTGGTACCGGCGGTACCGGAAAGAGTAGTGTGATCTCGGTGATTCAGAATATTATCGGCATAGAAAACACGTCAGGCGTGTCAATGGAAGATCTTACGCAGCGTTTCTATCCGGCACAGCTCCGGGGAAAATTGCTGAATGCCTGCGCGGACATTTCTGCCCAGGCGCTGACAAGCATTGATGTGATTAAGAAAGCAACCGGAGAAGATCTGTTGATCTGTGAACGTAAGGGAGTGGATCCAACGACGTTCCGGAGCTATGCCAAGTTGCTGTTCAGTGCTAACCAGATTCCGTTGAACCTAGATGAGAAGTCGGATGCGTTGTATCGCCGTATGCTGATTCTGGTGATGGACCGTAAGCCGAAGAATATTGACCTTGAGCTGGATGCAAAGCTGGCAGCAGAACTCGACTGGTGGATCTGGCAGGCCATCTATGCGCTTAAAACATTGTACTCCGAAGGGAAATTCCGGGAATCAGATGCTTGCAAGGAAGAGGTGGAGAAGCTGCACCGGGCAGCAGATACGGTTAAGGCATTTATGGATGAGTGTACGCAGCGGCAGCAGGGTACAGAAATGAAACGGGAACTGTTATATGAGCAGTACACAGAGTATTGCAAAAGTTATGGCCGTAAGGCAAACAGTCCGAATACCTTCTACCGCAATTTGGAAGATAAAGGCTATACGCTGAAGCGCAAGTCATCAGGTCGGTATGTCATGGATGTTGTACTGGTAGATGACGGATTTTTAGCGGTGGATGAGCATGACAAGGTGCCGTTCGATAAAAAATGACAGGTTAGTGACAGCTTAGTGACAGGTTTTTAATACTGCACTGCGAAAAAGTGCGTGTTGATTTTATGCGGTGTTGGAATGGATTCAGTGACAGGTGTGACAGAAATGACAGGTTTTTCCAACTCCTTATACGTGTGCGCACGTGAATCCATATATATTTCATGTCATATATGTCATAGCTGTCATAAAAAGAAAGAGAGGAAAAGCAGATGAACAGAGTGATCCTTATGGGAAGATTAACCAGAGATCCGGAGGTGCGGTATACACAGGGGAATGAGCCGATGGCAGTTGCCAGATATACCTTGGCAGTGGACCGCAGAGTCCGCCGTCAGGATGGAAATGAACAGACTGCGGATTTTATCAACATCGTGGCATTTCGGAAAGCAGGCGAGTTCGCGGAGAAGTATTTCCGTCAGGGAATGCGAGTGTTGGTAGCCGGACGTATCCAGACGGGCAGCTACACCAACAAAGACGGCCAGCGCATCTACACCACGGACGTGATCGTGGATGAACAGGAATTTGCTGATGCAAAGCGGGATGGTGCGGAGTCATCCCATTACGGCACACCAAGCCCGGCAGGCGACGGCTTCATGAACATTCCGGACGGAGTGGAAGACGAAGGACTGCCGTTTAACTAGAGGAGGAGCTGAGAAGTTTATGAAGACGATAGCTGTTTACAACAACAAGGGCGGGATTGGCAAGACTGTGACCTCTGTCAATCTGGCATATGAGCTGACTGTGAGAGGGTATAGGGTGCTACTGATCGACACGGATCCGCAGGGCAATGCCTCATCCTTCTACAGACGGTATGATCTGACAAAGGCTTCGGTGACGGAGCTGCTTCTGGGAGCACGGCCGACGCGCTGCAAGTGGCGCACCCGTTACCCTAATCTGGATATTGTCCCGGCTAACAGTAACCTGAGAACGGTGGATCCGAGTAAGCTGGTAGGCGGCACCGAAACACTGAGAAGAGCGTTGTGGGTGTATGAGAAAGATTATGATTACTGCATCATCGACTGCGCACCGGGGACCGGTTTTCTGATCGAGGTGGTCATGGATGCGGTGGAGGATGTGATCATTCCGCTTAACCCGGATGTCTTTTCAACGGATGGACTGGGGACCACATTGGATGTGATTCGTGAGTTCTGTGGTAAACGTGTCCATGCCGGATGCCTGTTCACCGCATTTTATAAAAACCGGGAGACGGTGGAACTTGTGCAGAATGTCATGAATACCATGGATGTGATGGTGTACGGCAACCTGATCCGGAGGTGCGGCGCGGTGAGCCATTCGCTCAAGGTGCGGAAGCCGCTTGCAAAATGCGCGTCAAAGTCTACGGCGGCAATGGATTACAGAGATTTCACGGATGAATACCTGGAAAGAGAGGATAAGTCATGGCACTGTTCGAGAGCTTAATCAAGGATGCCGGGAAAGGCGAGAAGAAGGCAGCAGGCTTTGCAGTAACAATGGTCCATTATACAAAGCTGATTCCGTCAGAGAATAACAATTACTCCATGGATTCCATCAAGGAACTGGCGCAGATGATCGTGCTGGCCGGAGGCGTAAAACAGAATCTGCTGGCAAGAAAGAAGACGCCGGATGAATATGAGCTGATTGCAGGTCACCGCCGTCGTCAGGCAGTGAAGTATCTGGTGGAGGAGCTTGGACATGAAGAATATGCCATGCTGCCGGTGCATGTGGAGCGGGACGGGGATCTGATGAGTGAGGTCAATCTGATTCTGACCAACTGCGGAGCCCGGAATCGGTCAGACTGGGAGCGTATGATGGAAGTGACACGGCTGACGGAGTTGCTAAAGGCCATGCAGACCGGAAGCCAGGAAGAGCGGGATCGCTTCCGGGAGTGGATCGGACTGGAACCCGGGCTTTCTGGCCGGGAACTCCGGAAGCTGGTGGCAGAGCTGACCGGAATGTCTGAGACCAAGGTGGCGCAGCTCAACCACATCAACAATAACCTGGCACCGGAGATGATGGACAAGTTCCAGACGGGTCAGATTGGCGTGTCGGTGGCGAACGAGGCAGCAGGACTGCCGGCGGAGAAGCAGCAGGAGCTTGCCGGGAAAGATGAGGTGAAGCTGGCCGATGTGAAGGCTGTGTCAGATTCTGACACAGGAAAAGAGATGGGTGTGAGCGTGTCAGATTCTGACACAGAGATTCCGGGGCAGCAGGAGTTGGCGAAGGATTATCCGGAGTTGTGCCCGCAGGTGCAAACAGATACCATGGATTCGGAAGTCAGGGAAATTTATTTGAATTCCCTAGCGCGAAAACTGATTGAAGACAATAAAGAGTGGTGCCTACAGGATTTTAATGGCCGCGTTCTGAATGTGGTGGAATCAGAAAAACAGTACAAGCAGAAATTCCGCGGTGCATACTCTGTTATGTATTTCCCAGACCCGGAGAATGAGAAAGTTGCCTGGGCGGATATGCAGGACGCCTGCATTCAGATCTGGAGCGGCGCCGGAAAGTGCCTTGGAAACGTCAGATGGTTTTATCTGTGCGCAGCCGTACAGAGTATGTGGAATGTCATGGCAATGGAGAAGGCACAGCGGAGCGCCGAAAGCCAGGACGCTGCCAATGAGCAGCAGGATGGCATGGAAGACGCTGCTGAAAAGCAGCAGGGTAATGACAATCAGGAAGAGCCAGAGGCAGCAGGTGTGACTGATATCCTGAAAATGGAATATGACCGGGAACTCTTGGAAGGTATGATTCGGACACAGGAAGAACAGTTGGAGCAGCTGGGGCCGGGATGGAAAGAAGACATGCCGACGGTGTACATCAGACATTGTATGATGCTGCAGGCGTACAAGCTCCTGCTCCTGACGCGAAACGAGGAAGAACCAACCACCCAGCCGGAACTCCCTCACATGAAAAACAACGACCAGAGGAAAGAGTGGCTGCGGAATTATAAGCCGTGGGGTATCTGGTACAGGGATGAGCATATCGGTAGCACGTTTTACAAATATGATTTTGAGTGCGGGGCGCGTCTGGTTGTGGAGGAGTTCGTGAGCAAATATGATCATGGTGATTTTACTCACGCAAAATATCATCTGATTGGCGGACCGGAACCGCCGAAAGACTCTTATAGATTCAGTAAGTGGGCAAGATACGAAGAATATAATCACTATCCAAACAGTGATACGGAGTTGGTGGAGTTCCTGAAATACATCCAGAAGGAGGCGTAACAGATGAATGCAACAGAGCGGACGGTATTGAGGTTGTACGGCGATGGAATGACCGTGAGGGAAATTTCGAACCAGATCGGCATCAGCGAAGGCATGGCGCGGCAGTATCTGAGAGTTAATGGAGTGAGGAAAAAGCAAGATTGCCTGTTTATTAGCCGCCAGTCCGGTATTGCAATTAACCGGATCAATCAGGTCCGGAAATCAACACGGGAAGGCAGTAGAATCCGGGTGAGAAGTGTGAAGGCGTCTATGTATGGAGATTTTGATGGAAAGATAAAAAAGGGGTGTACGCCTAAGGTAACAGCAAAGGTTCTTTCCACGGCCAGCAAATACTTCTGCCTGGTAGAGCTGCCGGGCGGTGCCAGAGAAAGTATTTTGTGGATTGATATGGTCGGTGAGAACCTGGACAGATACTAAGGAGGACAGGAATGAATTGCAAAGACTGCAGTTATAAAGAATTTCATGACGGGAACGGAAGGCCGGGGCGTTATTATTGCCTTCACGATGATGCTAGGTATGCAAGAAACAAATGCGAACCTACTCCTATGATTTGCAGAACGGAGAGACATGATGACAAATTAACTATTAAGACCGCGCCGAGATGGTGCCCGTTGAATAGAAAAGGGGAAAGGTGATGAATAGATTAACTCAGAAACGGGTAAATGGAATCAAAACCGGTTACTGGTCCACCAGTAAGAAGGATGAGCTGGTAGCGAGGTTGGCGGATTACGAGGATACTGGCCTGGAGCCGAAAGAGGTGCTGCAGCTGAAAAAGAACGCAGTGCAGTGGATTCCGGTGACAGAGCGGTTGCCGGAGCGAAACGAAAGCGTGTTGCTGTGCATGAAGAGCAGGTCATCAAGAACCGGTATGTGCATACAGACAGGAAGCTATGATAACGGTTTCTGGTTTATTCAGGGCGCAGCAGGATATGAGAGCCTGGCAACATTCGAGTTTTACGTGCTTGCCTGGATGCCATTGCCGGAGCCGTATCGGGAGGTGTGAGCACTATGAGATTTGTCGTTGTGGAGGAAAAGCAGCTTGAAAAGATTGACCGGTTGCTGGAGCGTTATGGACGAAGCCAGCGCCGGAGAGCCTGGCATAAGCGTAGCAGAACAGGTGGAAAGCGGACGTAAGATTTGGAGGATGTTATGAACGGGAGACAGAAAAAGAAAAAATTCAGAAAATTCATATTAGCCTGCGAGGGATACCGGAAAAGCAGGGAGCGGGTGAGACGTGAAAACGTAGAGTGGAGAAAAGACTCGAGAAAGTTGCGTCTTAGCTTTTGGTACGGCCAGAAATACAGCTATCCGAACAGATACCGCAATAAAAAGGTCAATAGGAAGTATATCAAAAGATATATGGATGAACTGCTTGCGAAATGGGCGGGATGACCGGGAATAATTTGTGATGCTGTCAGGAAAATGAAATTAAGATTGAGGTGTGAAATGTTTGATATTGAAAAAGCAAAAAGTAGAGGACTGGATCCAGCACAGATAGAAATCATGCAAAAAATTAACGAAAATAGCGTAAAAAGAGATAATTGCAAAAAGCATGATTTTGCAGAAGGCAGCAGGCTGGGGAAGTATAGATGTAAAAATTGCGGATGTGAAGAGAGTGTAGAATTTGTATTAGGCTATAAGCAAGGCTTAAAACATGCTGCCGAGAATTAAGATTGTGAGGAATGGAAATGAAAATAGCTTGTGAAAGATGCAATAAGGTTATGGATGCTTATTTTAGAGATAAATATGAAAAAATCAAAATGAATGATGAAGAAAAAGTGCTTTGTAAAGATTGCTATGAAATGTTACAAAGTTGGATGTACGAACAGGAAACGTGGTTAGAGAAACCTATGTAAATTAAGATTTGGAGGAAAATATAATGATGAAGTTAAACGAAACAGTAGAAATGATGATCAGCGCAAACTATAAAGAGAGATTTAAGGCTGAGTACGATCAGCTTGCAATCAGATATTATGGATTAAAAAATATGCTTGCAAAATGGGATGACGGAACACTCTCTTCCTCTTTCGAACTAACTTGTCCAAGAAGCACATATAACATGCAGATAAAAGCTATGACAGATTATCTTGCTGTGCTTGAAGCGAGAGCTGTTATGGAGGGCATCGAGCTTAGTAATGTAAACTGAAATTAAGATTTAGGAGAACGTAAATATGTTTTTTAATACGGCTTATCTCGTCGAAGTAATGGATGACTGCACAACAGTCAAAAAGTATTGTTCAAGGTGCGGACAGTCTTTGCCGCATAAAATCGGCACAAAATACTGTCCATCATGTGGTAGGAGATTTGTTGATACTAGGATAGAGTCTTTAAGATGTTAAGATTCGGAGGATGAGCAGATGAGAATAGGCTATACAATCATAAGCAGGCCGTCTTATATCATTTTTAGATGTCCGCACTGCAAGAAAGATGTTAAGGTGCAATTTCGATTGGTTGAGTACAATACAGAGTATTGGGATGATGGTGCATCTTGCACATGTCCTGAGTGTGGGAAGGAAGTTGAGCTTGGAAGTTATGAATATGATTAAGATTGGAGGATGCTATGGAATTAGTACGTAGACTAGCATATAGTAGAGCGAAAACAATGTATGCAATGCGGAAATATAAAGGGAAAAGCTTAATTGATTGGGCTGTTTTATGGTTTAAGATGAGCAATGACGCATTTTTTCGGCTATATGGGTTCAATTTCAATCCAATTGAGTACCCATATCTGTACGATATTGCGAGAAGTATTGTTTATGGAGAAGAAAACTGAAGAATCGGTAAACTGAAATTTAACGGAGGTAGAAAAAAATGGCTTATGGCTATAAGAATTTATCAAAAGCACAAGAAGATGCAATACGAATTATGAAAGCACATGACAATACTTTGGTAAAAAGAGACGGATTTTGGACGTACGAAAATTGTGAATTTCATGAATGTCGTAATGGAAGCGATTTGTTGAAAATTCCAATTTATAGTTGTCAATTAACAACATTAAGAGTGCTTGCACGAAGAAATGTGATTACTCTTGATGAAGATAAAGGTAGTTGTAAATTAAACTGAAATTTACAGTTACGATTCTGAAACAGGTAAATGAGGGAGGCGGTGGTAATGGCTGTAGCTAAAAAGTATAATGTGTTCCGCTGCGGGAAACTGATCGGTGAGTATACAGCAGTAGAAGCAGCAAAGAAATTAGGATGTTCTGCTGGAATTGTTCGGGTGTACGCGCATAGTTGTAGAAAACTTCGTGGTGAATATACTTTTGAAGAAGCTGGACAGGCATCAAAATGGAAAAGAAATTACTCGATGAGTGAAAACGAACAGCAGGAATGGGAAGAAGTGTGCCAACGCTATAAATGCAGCGGAATAGATTTGAGCAAGATTAAGATAAGACCGGTTGGAGGTGATTCCATTGAGCGGGATTAAAATGACAAAAAAGCTTTTAAGTACATACAGAAAGACCAAGAGTGAGATCCCTCTTCTGGAGAATGAAATTGCGTACATGCAGCAGGAAGATAATGGTTTTGACAATAGTATAATCCTGGATTATCGCACTGGAGAGCCGCGGGCGCAGGCTGTGGTTGGTTTCGACTGGGAACGGTATGGCAGGCGGCAGCAGGACCTTGAAAAGAAAAAAGCCAGATGTCTGGCTGTGGAAAATTGGATTGATGGCATAGAGGATGTGCAGGCCAGAACGGCGTTCCGGATGTATTATATTGATGGAGCAACATGGACGAAAATATCAAATCAGCTTGGCTATGCCAATAGTCCGGACTATCCGCGGTTACATATTCGAGATGCTTATTTAAAAAAAGTGGGCATAAAATAAAAAAGGTCGGAAAAGTCGGAAAAGTCGTTTTATAATATAGTCGAAGCCAAAGGCGAAAAGCTGAGGCTACTCCAAACAGCAAGCGGCTTTATAAACCTCCTCAATTTATTTGTGAATTTCCTTTAGCCAGGTGTCACAGCCTGGCGAGGAATTTGGTTGGCGGCTACCAATTGCAAACAGCTGCATAATGGAACGTAGCTCAGCAGGTCAGAGCAGCTGGCTTATATCCAGCGTGTCGAGGGTTCAAGTCCTTCCGTTCCAATTTGCGAGGTAGAGCAGTCAGGAAGCTCGCCGGAGTCAGTCAGGCGGCGCAGATCACTGCAATGATGAATGCGTTTATTGAAGAACAGAACAGAAAGTAATACAGAAGGGCGTCCGTTTGGGCGCTCTTTTGTTATGCCAAAATATGGAGGAAGCACATGATTTACAAACGTTGTCCGCACTGCAAAAAAAGAGTGCCGGAGGGAGAAAAATGCGGGTGTGGATATAAGCGGGAGTATGCCGCGCCAGATAAAACGCGGAAGCTGTACCACTCTTCCAGATGGCAGAAGACAAGAGCAGCAGTTGTCAGTTTTTATTCCGGCATTGATCCGTACGCACAGAAGCATGGAAAACTTGAATATGCTTTCACGGTTCATCATATCGTGCCAGCCGAGGAAGATCCGGAACGCTTCTGGCAGCTGGACAACCTGATACCTTTATCAAGATCATCGCACGACGAGGTGCACACACGGTACCGGGTATCCGATGAGGAGAAGAGGAAAGCACAAGAGGAATTGAGAGAACTCATAAGAGTACCAGAATGGGCAGACCACCCAGGGGGCTATAGAAAAGTATAGGGGTTCCGCGGCTAGACCGCAGCCTCCCCTTTCTTTCCACAAATTTCCCTTTTGGGGGTCAAAAAGGAAGGTGATGATAGATATGTCCAATAATAGAAAAGTACTGCAGCTTAGTTCGAAACATAGAACGAAAGCGGAAAAAGCTCGCAGAGAATATGAAGAATCATTGATACAGTCTGATGGCACAGATCTGGATGAGGTAATCGCATCACAGTTTGTAAATACAACCGCGCGGAAGGAATATGACAGAGCTTTAAAGCGTTTGCGCGAGGAAATAGGAATGGTTGGAAACTTAAATAAATCTGATCTTCTGAATTATGCGAATAGTTATGGCCGCTATATGGATCTGGTGAAAGAGGTAAGGAAGAAAGACTTCACGTATATTGTTCAAACGCGCGGCGGTCCAAAGCCAAATCCGTTGGTAAAGATGATGGATGAAGCCAGGAGGGATATGGCAGAATCGTCCAGGCGTTTGGGCATGACACTGGACGGTCAGCTTAAAGCGGCACATGCAAAGGTAAGCCAGGAGGAAGAAGATTTAAAGAAAGTCTTTGGTGATTTTTGATGAGTAACAAAGAAGAAATCATTCAGTATTGCCATGACTGCATTTCAGGTGTAATTCCATCCGGAAAGAAACATGTATGGGCCTGTGAACGCTTCCTTCGGGATCTGGAACGAATTGGGACACCTGAGTTTCCGTATATTTGGGATGAACAGAGGGCAGGTAAAATTGTAAAATGGTTTGCCTTATTGAAACATACCAAAGGAGCACTGGCTGGAACACCAATAATTTTAACACCCTGGCAAAAATTTAGGGAGTGTCAGATTTATGGATGGATCCACCGGGAAACGGGAAGGCGCCGCTTCAGAAAGGCATTTACCGAGGTTGCCAGGAAGAATGCAAAGTCTCAGATGGAAGCTGGTGAGGCTTTGTATGAGCTTGGCATCACTTCATCGCAAAATCATGAAGTAAATGAAATTTACACAGCGGGAGTTAAACGTGATCAGTCCAAAATTGTATTTGATGAATGTGATCTGATGACAAAAGGGACTCTTATTCGCTCTAAATTTAATTTTAAGCGAGATTGCATTGAGCATCTAAAAACAGGATCTTTTATCAAGGCCTTGTCAAAAGAGGATGGAAAATCGGGAGACGGAACGAACCCGGCATTTTTGATCATTGATGAGTATCATCAGCATCCAACTACGGATTTTTACGATTTGGCACTTGGCTCCAATACCAAGGAGCCGTTGCTATCAATTATTACAACGGCGGGTAAGGATCTGACATATCCATGTTACACGCAAGAATATGATTATTGCTCAAAATTATTAGATCCCAGTGTGGATGTGCATAACGACGAGTATTTTGTTGATATCTGCGAGGCGGATCCGGGAGATGATATTGGATCAGAAGATACCTGGAAGAAGGCGAATCCAATCAGGGGATATTTTGCGGAAGGCTTACAGAAAATTAGAGGGGATTATGAGGTTGCTAAGCAGATTCCGGAAAAAATGATAGCATTTTTGACGAAAGTACTGAATATGTGGGTGCAGGCCAAGGATAACGGCTACATGGACATGGCCAAATGGAAGGCATGTGAAGTAAAAGAACTGCCGATAGATGTTACAGGGCGTCCGGTCTATGTAGGTTTCGATTTATCATCTAAGATTGACTTGACGTCTGTAGCCTTTATCATTCCGTATCAGAGTACTGATTTGGATGCGCAGGGAAAGCCTGTTGTGAAGTATGTGATGTGGACGCACTCGTTTATTCCTACAGCGGACAAGCTGCGTGAACACATCATAAAAGATAAAATGCCATATGATGCCTGGGAGCGCCTGGGATATTTGACTTTGACGAATACACCGATTGTGGATCAGAACTTCGTTATGAAGTATATTCTGGATGAATGCGAGAAGTACAACTTGGATATTCAATGTTTGTGCTTTGACCCGGCGAACGCGTCAAAGATCATGATGGATTTGTCAGATCAGGGATACACGGTTGAAGAGGTATTCCAGAGCCACAAATCCTTGAATGAGTCAACCCAGGGATTCAGGGAACAGGTATTTGCTGGGAATGTGGCATATACGCATAACCCGCTTTTAAATTATGCCATGAGCAACGCTGTGATTAGAACAAATAATGGTTTGATCAAGATTGATAAAGATGCCACTACAAAGCGAATTGACCCGATTGACGCAACACTGGCGGCATTTAAGCTGGCACTATACCATGATTTTGAAGCGGAAAATATCAATGATTATGTTGCAAAATTTTTGGAGGAAATTGGATAATGGGATTCTTGAGTGTAGTCAAAGGAATAATCTTCCGGAATGAAATTGCTGCAGATGTCTCCGCAGACAATGGATTTGAAAAACTGGTGGAATGGTGGGGACTTGATTCAAAAAAGCCGAGGGCGATTGCAGAAACCACATATTTTACCTGTCTGAAGGTTCTGTCTGAGACGATGGGAAAAATGCCGCTTAAATTCTATCAGGAAGATGAGAGCGGCGGACGGGTGAGGGCGCCGACCGATAAGACTGCAGATTTGCTGATGTATCGGCCAAATCCGATTATGACACCATCCACATTTTGGTCTACGATCGAGGCAAACTGTGAACATTATGGTAATGCTTACGTGTGGATTCAGACCCAGTTTATACGAAAAAAGTATGGAGGGGAAGTGATTGTAAAGGGCTTCTGGCCTATGCAGTCCGAATGTGTGGATGTCCTGATGGATGATGTTGGCGTTTTTGGTGCAAAAGGGCAGCTGTATTACAGGTACTCTGATCCAAAGACAGGAAAAACCTACACATTTCGGCAGGATAGCGTGCTTCATTTTAAAACCTGGCTGACTTGGGATGGAATTATGGGAAAGTCAGTGCAGGATATTCTGAAAGATACCATAGGCAGCGCAGGTTATTCTCAGTCATATTTGAACAATCTGTACAAGGGAGGCTTAACGGCTTCCAGTACGTTGCAATATATGGGCGATCTGGATAAGAAACTCCGTTTAAAACTTCAGGCAGAGTACAATGACCTTCTGACCGGAGTGAAAAATGCCGGGAAAGTCGTTGCACTGCCGGTTGGCTTCACATTGCAGCCACTCACTTATAAATTGACAGACGCACAGTATTACGAGCTCCGGAAGTATACAGCACTTCAGATTGCGGCAGCCTTTGGAGTAAAACCGAATCAGATCAATGATTATGAAAAATCCAGCTATGCGAATTCAGAGACGCAGCAGCTGGCTTTTTTAGTTGATACAATGCTGTACCGGCTCACGATGTATGAACAGGAAATCAATTATAAGTGCCTGACGGACAAGCAGCGGGCCGATGGTTTTCTGTACAAGTTCAATGAGCGAGTCCTACTTCGAGCAAATGCGGAAACACAGATGCAGACAATTACATCTGCCGTCCAGAACGGCATTTACACACCGAATGAAGGGCGGCATTACCTGGACCTCCCGTCACTGGATGGTGGAGATGTCCTGATTGTAAATGGTAACTATGTTCCGCTGACATCGGTCGGCGCTGCATATGGAGTAAGTGGGGAAGGAGGGAAAGAATAATGGTTTTAAAAATCAATGGCGACATTGTTGGAAATGACTGGAAAGAGATCTATGACTGGTTTGGAATCGAGTGTTCCACGCCTGGAGATGTCCAGAAAGCACTGGCAGAACTGCCGAAAGGCGACCGCCTGCAGGTGAAAATCAATTCTGGAGGCGGCGAGGTTATGGCCGGGCAGGAAATGTATAGCATGCTTCGGGGACGGAGTGATATTGATATCGAGGTGGAGTCCTATGCAGCATCAGCAGCATCGGTGATTGCGATGGCAGGACATTGTACCATGTCCCCGATAGGAATGCTGATGATCCACTGTGTGTCTACCAGCCGGGTTGCGGGAAATCATCAGGACATGGAAAAAATGGCTGAGACCTTACGAACATATGATGAGGCACTCGCAAATGCCTATGTGTTGAAAACTGGCCGCCCAAAAGATGAAATTTTACGACTCATGAATGAAGAAACCTGGTTGACAGCAGACAGGGCTGTAGAACTTGGCTTTGTTGACGGAATTTCAGAAGAGCCGACAGTCATGACCAACGCTGCAGGGCTGATGGCAGTAACTCCGGATATGGTGAAAGAGTTCCAGGCGGCCAAAGCAAAAAAGAAAAGCCTGGAAAAGGAAAAAGAAAACCTGTTAAAAGACCTCGACTCTTACGGGGTATGAAAGGAGATATAAGACATGAATAAGAAATTACTTGCACTGTTAAACCAGATCAACGCGCAGAAGCAGAAGGTGGTGGATCTGGCAAACGATGGAAAACTGGAGGAGGCCAAAGCAGCCAAGGAAGAGCTTCAGAAAATGCAGGATAAATTCGACCTGTTAAAAGACGTTCTGGATCAGGAACCGGCAGCGGAGCCGATTGAACCGACAACTGAGCCAGCCAATCAGGGTGCAGAGCCGACCGGACTGCGCCCGGTAAACATCAATAAGAACCATGCGGTTCATGATTTCGCAGACGCAGCACGGCATCTTTTTAAGAACGTTGCAAAAGCAAATACCGCGGGAACTGACGCTGATGGTGGCTATACGGTTCCGGATGACATCAGGACTGAGATCAACCGTTACAGAGAGGAGCGGTTTTCCCTTCAGTCTCTGGTTGACACCGAGCCTGTAACTACCAGCAGTGGACGCAGAACCTATCAGTCCAGAGCAAACCATACTGGATTCAAACAGGTTGCCGAGGGTGGCAAGATTGAAAATGTTGCAGGACCGACCTTCGAGGTGATTGAGTATACAATCAAGAAATATGCGGGCTGGATGCCGGTAACCAGTGAGCTGCTGGCAGACTCTGACGCGAATATCACCAATACCCTGATTGAGTGGTTGGGCGAGGAGGATATCGCAACCAGAAACCGCCTGATTCTTGCGCTGATGCAGAATGGCAGCGCATCTGAGTTTGCAAATCTGGACGGCATCAAGAAGGCTATTAACGTTACCCTGGGTTCTGCATTCAAAAACAGCTCAAAGATCATCACCAATGATGACGGCCTGAACTGGCTGGATACCTTAAAAGATTCTAATGGCCACTATCTGCTGAAGCCAAGCATGGATCCGGCTTCTCCGATCAAGCAGCAGCTGGCAGTCGGCGCAACCAATATCCCGATCATGGTTGTTCCGAACTCCATTCTTCCGTCTAACGTTGCCACTGCGAAGAAGAGAGGCATCCCGATGATCTGCGGCGATGCGAAAGAAGGCATTAAAGTATTTGACCGTCAGCAGATTTCTATCCTGGCATCTAATACCGCATCTGTGACCGGATTCAATGCTTACGAGAATGACATGACTCTGTTCCGCGGCATTCTGAGGCTGGATGTGAAGGCTAAAGACGCAAAGGCACTGGTAAATGGTGTTGTTACTGTGGATGACAATACTGTAACAGGTTCATAAGGAGTATGTGACGGATGAAACTGGAAGACGTAAAACTTTATCTTCGCATTGACGGAGATGAGGAGGATGCGCTGATTCAGAGCATGATGCAGGCCGGGGCGGAATATATCCGGTCTGCTGTTGGTGAGTACGATGATACGGATCCAACAGCGCAGATTCTTCTGGCGGCCATTGTACAGAACATGTACGATAACCGCGAACTGATGCAGTCGGAGCAGCAGATGAAAAAGCGGATTGAATATACCTTCCAGTCCATCATCCTGCAGCTCCAGGTGAAGTACAGCATGAAAGAGGGTGCAGAGGTGTGAGCCAGGTGAAAGGAATCAATCCAGGGCGATTGAAGCACCGGATTACCATTATGCGGTGCCAGGAGACAGAGGATGGTCTGGGTAATGCTACTCAGGAGCTTGCCCCGCTTAAGTCCTGTTGGGCCGAGTTAAGACCGGTCAGAGGAAAGGAACAGCTTGAGTATTTCAAGAATGTAAATGATTTGATGTATAAGATTACGATCCGATACACGGACGTGACGGAAAAAGATGTCGTAGCGTACAATGGCCGTCAGTTTCAGATCAATTACATTACGAATCCGCTGGAAGATCATTATTACCTGGAACTCATGTGCACAGAATCGAAGGACCATGCAGTAAAGGAGGCGGATCATGTTTGATGTCAGTTATGCGGATGTGATCCGCACTGTAAATAGAATATTGAAAGAAATGTATCCAAAAATCACACGATACGGCAATGACACTGTGGATAAAGCAGTGCCGCCGTATTTTTTTGTGGAGTGCGTGCCGGCCGGAGTGAACCGGCAGACCCGCAACATGCTGCACAAAACCTGTTCCGTACTTATCACCTATGTTCAGAGAGTTCCGGATCAGCTGGACAACCTGACAAAGGCCGATGAGATAGAAAATCATCTGGGTATGCTGCTTCCGATTGGTGGCAGGCAGCTCAGGGTGCTCAGGTATTCGTACGAATACATTGGGGATACGAACAACATCTTGCAGATATCCTTTGGACTGGACTGGTGGGAGAGCACCCAGAAACCGGAGACAGGCGAAAAAATGGAACATCTGCATACCGAACTGACAACGAAAGGAGATTCAAATGGCTAAATTATTATCGCCGAGTATTTCTATTACCTTTGTCGAGAAGGCAGCCAGCCTGATCGAGAGAGGATCTCGTGGAATTGTGGCGCTGGTGTTAAGAGATGCCAGCGTAAGCAGTACACCGAAGTCTTACACAATCCGGGACGTGTCCAATATCCCGGCAGAATTATCGGAAACCAATGCAGGCTACATTAAAGACTGCCTGACTGGCTACAGCAAGGCGCCGTTAAAGGTGCTCGTCTATGTGATGCCTGTAAAAGGAGAGCAGGATGCGCAGCTGTATGCGGATATGATGGAGTACCTGGAAACCGAAGTATTCCAGTGGCTGGCTATTCCTACCGTTGAGACAGATGGAAAGACTGGGGATATTATTTCCTGGGTGAAAACCCAGAGGCAGAATGACATTATGATCAAGGTGGTGCTTCCGAACGCGAATGCGGCGGATTGTGAAGGTATCATTAACTGGACATCTTCCCTTTACCGCGTAGAGACAGCAGACGGAGAGCCTACCACAGAGGAATATACGCCGGAACAGTGCACGCCGAGAATTGCCGGGCTGCTGGCAGGGACTGATCTGACAATCAGCGCAACCTATGCGCCGTTAACGGATTTCGAGGACACTTCCAGGCTGAACAAGGAAGACCGCGATACAGCTGTTGGTGCCGGAAAGCTGATTGCTATCTGGGACGGTGAGAAAGTGAAACTGGACCGCGCGGTCACCTCTTTTGTGACCACAACCGGAACCAAGGGCGATTCCTTTAAGAAGATTAAACTGGTTGAGTGCATGGACATGATCAAGACGGACATTCAGTCTACGGTCCAGGACAACTATATCGGCAAATACGCGAACAGCTATAACAACAAGTGTCTGCTGATTACTGCGATCAACAGCTATTTTAAAACCTTGGCCAGCGAAGGCGTGATCGAGTCCGGCGCAGCGGAAGTTGATATTACCGCGCAGCGTACTTATCTTGAAGGACTTGGCAAGGATGTAACTATCAATGGCAGCACAAAGAAGTTGGAAGGCCTGTCGGATGATGAGGTAAAGGTTGCAAACACTGGGGCTCATGTGTTCCTGCGTGCAACGGTTGTGTTGGTGGATGCAATCGAGGATGTTGACCTTGTTATTAATGTGTAGGAGGTAAAAAATGAAAGAACTTGATTCGAACCGTGTTATGAATGGTTCTTTTGGTGAAGCTTGGGTAGATGATGATTATTTGGGGGAAGTTGAGGCTGGAAAAGCGGAATTAGATGTTACATATGGAGATATTTCTCGCCCCCGTCATTTGATTGATGGAAAGAAACTGAAGAAGATGGAGGGAAAAGGTTCTCTCAAAATGTATCATGTGAGAAGTAATATCGCAAAAAGAATGTCCGATGCGCTTAAACAGGGAAGAACCTTAAGTGTAAAAATAATAATGCGCCTGGAAGATCCGGATGCATATGGAGCGGAACGTGTGGCATTGTATGGATGTAAATTTGGCAAGGCAACTTTGATGGATTGGGAAGCTGGAAAAGAAACTGAGGACTCCTATGATTTCACTTTTGAAGATTGGGAGTTCCTTGATTTTATTATCGCGTAGGGAGGATAAGACTATGGGAATTGTATCAATTGATGCGCTTATGAAGATTGACAGGGGCCTCATTACAGAGATCCCGACCAAGGAAGTACGCGCAAAGCATCTGTCTAAGATCATGGACAAGGATGTTAGTGTAAAGATCAAGGCACTGTCTGGAAATACTTACGGCAGTTTACTGGCGGTGGCCAAGAACAAAAAAGGGGACATTGATGTTTCTAAAATCTATAAGGCGCAGAGCCTGATTGTCGTTGAGGGTGTGCAGGAACCGTCATTAAAGGATAAGGAGCTGCAGGCGCATTTTGGTGCGGCTAGCCCGGTTGATCTTGCGGCCATTCTGTTTCCTGGCGGCGAGATGGTTGGTATTTACAGTGAGATCGCAATGCTTTCCGGATACGGAGACGATGAGGACACGGATGAAGAGGTAAAAAACTCGTAGAAACCGATGTTGATTTCCAGTTAATGTATTACCTTTTTTGTAATCATAACTGGGCACCATCGGTTTATTACGATGCACATGAATCCGATAAGCGAGTCATTCACGCCTTTGTCAAAATGGAAGCGGAGCATATCAAAGAACTTCAGGATACTATGGGAGGATAGCATGGTAAGACTTGAATTTGACGGCGCGGATGAACTCGTTGCGGATATGAAAAAGCTTGTGGCGGATTATCCGAAGGAGGCGTCAGACGCGTTGTTTGAAGTGGCGGAAAGCTTTAACGAAGATGTGAATGCAAAAATGCCGAGCAAGTATGGGAATAGAATCAGAAAATGGAAGATAGCAGGGGCAAAGGAAGGCGCCAGCTCATTTGTGACGAGCACCAACCGTGCCCTTCATTTTCATTTGGTGGAGAATGGTCACGCAAAGTATGACTTTCATGGCCGTTATACTGGCGGTTTTGTTCCTGGCAGGCATTACGCGGAACGGACGCGGCAGGAGTATCAGGAGAAATATCCGGAACTCATGACGGAGAAAATCAGCAACATGATTGCAAAACATAACCTGTAAGGAGGTGAACTCGTGGCTAAAAAAGATGTAGATGTGCGGTTTAACCTGATTGATAATTTTACAGCCTCCTTCAATAAAACGATTGGAACTCTGACAGCAGGAACCAAAAAGGCACAGAATGCCTGGAAGAGCGTAGAGAAGTTTGGCAATGGAATTTCAAGCCTTGGGACAAAGGCCACTGCAGCGGTGACAATGCCGCTTGTCGGTCTGGCAGCAGCTTCTGCAACGGAATTTGGAAGCGTAGATAAGTCATTGAAACTGGTGCAGCAGACAATGGGATCCACGGATGCCGAAGCAAAAGGCCTGGAAAACGCAATCAAGTCCGCGGCGGCCAATTCTGTGTATGGCATGCAGGACGCGGCAGATGCGGCGCTGAACTTTGCGAGACAGGGCTTTGACGCAGCGCAGGCGGCGGACATGATTGGACCGGCTATGGACCTAGCAGCTGGTACCGCAACAGATCTGTCTGTAATTACCGGAGGTGTGGGTAATGCCCTGAAAATCTTTTCTGATCAGGGGCTGAATGCTATGGATGCCTCCAACATGCTTGCAAAGGCTCAGGCGCAGGCGAATACAACGGTTCAGGACCTGTTTGATGCGATGTCTACAGCTGGCCCAATGCTGGATTCCGTTGGTTGGTCATTTAAAGATCTGGCAGTTATCACGGATGTGTTCGGAGACGCCGGTGTAACGGGCGCAGAGGGCGCAACCGCATTGAAAACTGGTTTGGCAAGACTGGCCTCACCGGCGAAAGAGGGAGCCAATACTCTGAAACAGCTGGGACTGAATTTCTTTGATTCTACTGGCAAGATGGACGATATGCAGACCATGCAGAAGAAACTCCATGATTCTTTTGCTGGGCTGAATGATCAGGAAAAAATGTCGGCGGCATCGACCATCTTCGGAAAGAACCAGATGGGTAAGTGGCTGACACTGATCGAACAGTCTCCAGATACCTTTGCACAATATACAGCTGGATTGGAAGATTCGACCGGAGCCGCGAATAATATGGCGAATGCGCTGCTGTCTGGACCGGGCGGTGCGGTGGAAAAGCTGAAATCATCGTTTGATGTATTTAAGTACACGGTTGGTGACACGGTGGCCAATACCATCACACCTTTTGTTGAAAAGGTTACCGGATTGCTGGACAAGTTCAACAACATGGATGAAGCCCAGCAGAAGCAGATTATCAAATGGGCGGCAATGGCGGCAGCGGTTGGACCCGGCCTGATAGCATTCGGCAAGGTGATATCTACGATTGGACGAGTTGGCATGGGCGTCAATAAATTTATCGGCATTGCATCAAAGGCAGCTGGTGGATTTAAGGCATTGCATACAGGTGCCGGACTGGCCAAGGCAGCAATTGCGGCCATCACGTCACCGGTTGGTATTGTTCTGGGTGTGATTGCAGCGCTGGCCATTGCGGTGATTGCGATCAAGACGCATTTCGATACGTTCAAAGCGGGCCTGAGTGGCGCATCTCCGGCGTTTGAAAAAATCAGTGCTAATTTTCAGAAAATCAAAGATGCATTGCAGCCGTTTATTGATAAGGTCATGGAAGCGGCACCTGTGGTTATGGATGTGTTTGGAAACGTGATTGCTGGCGCTTGCGGTGCGGCAGTATCATTCTTTGCGGGTGCATTTGCGGGAATTACGCAGTACATTACAGGATTTATAAACGTGGTTCAAGGCATTACCACGTTTATAGCAGGCGTATTTACTGGAGACTGGGAAAAGGCATGGAGTGGCGTGAAACAGATCTTCGGCGGAATTGTTGATGAGATTATGGGTCTTATATCAACTGTGACCGGGGCAATCGGCGGCATAGTCAATGGCGTTCAGGCTATCTTCGGCATGGACAAAGGAAACTCCGGAGCAATCAATATGAAAAAGGTGTCTGGACGAGCTATTGGAGACCGCTCCTGGCGTGGCGGTCTGGTGCAGGTGCATGAGCGAGGCGGTGAGATTCTAGATCTGCCTCAGGGCACCCGCATTTATCCGCATGATGTATCTATGCAGATGGCAAAAGCTGGGCAGGGTCAGTCTGTAAATATCGCAAAGCTCGCTGATGAGATTGTGGTGCGTGAAGATGCTGATATCGTGCGTATTGCAGATGAACTGATGCGCAGAATGAAAGCCGCATCCGGAAATATGGGAGGTGTTCCAGTTGCAGATATGGCTTGAGGGTGGTGGTGACCGGATGAGAATACCGGTCTTGCCATCGGAATACACAGTAACATCGGAGCAGGATAACACTTCTGTGACGGTGTGCGATTTGGGCGAAGTAAATTTGCTTGGTAAACAGAAGTTGCGACGCATTAGATTTCCAAGCTTTTTTCCGCGATACTACGATAATAGCTACTGCGATTGTCGTAGTGATAAACCGCAAAAGATGGTGGAGCGTGTTGAAAAGATAAAGCGTGCTGGAAAAATGAAATTCAAAATAATTGGTGCTGGTATCAATATGTACGCAACTATTGAATCTTTTGAGTGGGGAGAGAATGACGGTACAGGAGATATTAATTATACGCTGGATATAAAGGAATATCGCCACGTCAGTATTCCGTCGTCAACCTTGATAAAGGAGTCCCCAACAGTACCAACTGCAGCAGAAACAGCAACTAGAGAAGTACCAGCGACTCAGACATCTACGCAGAGCTACACGGTTAAATCCGGTGATACCCTAAGCGGAATCGCACGGAAACTGACAGGCTCCACCAGCTGGCAGGCCATCTACGAACAAAATAAAAGTGTGATCGGCAGCAACCCGAACCTGATCAAGCCGGGACAAGTGCTGACCATTCCGGGGGCGAAAACATGACGTTGAAATTAATTAAACCTGATCAGAATGTTATTTATGATATTTCGAATGCTGTAGAATCTGTGACATGGTCCGGTAGCATTTTAAGTGCTGGCCGGTCCGTGGAATTTACAGTTTTAAATGATCCGTATGATTCTGGGTTAAAGATTCCGGCGGCCTGTGTGGGGGATTATATTTCCTTCCTGGTTGGAAGCGAAGAGCTGTTTTATGGCCAGATTTTTAGCATAGAGCGGTCTACGGCCATCGGAACGGTCACATATACCGCCTATGATATGATGAAGAATCTGTTGGAATCGAACGGACGTTATAACTTTAAAAACACAACTCCGGAAGCCATAGCGGCGCAGGTGCTGGCAGACATCCAGGTGCCCTATAATCATCTGGAGCCGACCGGAATCAACATCAAATCCATGATCTGTGATTCCAAAGCGTTTTATGACATTATCATGGGTGCTTACACGCAGGCATACAGGATAACCGGGAACCGGTATCTGCCTATGATCTGGCAGCGGGCTTTTGGAGTATGGCCGGCGGTGTATACAGTGGGCAACTTTACGTTATCCGATGAACTGAATGTGGCAGCGGCTTCTATATCGGAGACCATGGACGGCATCAAAAACACTGTGAAAATCTATGATGATAAGGGCAACCAGGTCGGTGAGATAAAGGATGATACCAGCCTGCAGAAGTTTGGAACATTCCAGGATGTTTATACGGTGGAAAAAGGCGTGGATCCAACAACAGCGGCCAAAAACATGTTAAAGGTAAATCCGACACAGAACATATCTTTGTCGGCTATCGGAGACAGAAACTGTCTCAACGGTTACTCCGTGGCCGTGAAGGATGCGGCTACCGGACTATATGGAAAATATTGGATCAAGACGGACAAGCACACCTGGCAGGGCGGCACGTACCAGATGGAGCTGGAGCTGTCTTTTGAACAGCTCATGGATGAGAAAGATATTGAAACGGAAGAGGACGGTGATAAGAAATGACGGACCCTTTTGCAGAGATGGTGAATATGATGCGGGAACAGGGAGCGGTTAACAACACCGCCCCGATCCAGTTGGCGACAATGACCGGAGCAAGAACCTGCAGCATTGGGGACTTGCCAATATATGCGGAGGACTTGTATATTCCGGACCGTCTGCTTGCTTCTGTCTGCACAAAGGTTAATGTTCCGGAATCGCACCAGGATAAGAGCAGCTACAGTGCGCCGCTGAAAGCAGGGGACGTGGTAGCTCTTTTTCAGTTGTCGGATACAAAGTATGTGATTTTAGACAGGGTGGTGAGTGGCGGATGAGTATATTACCGAGTTATTTATCAAGCACCATACAGGCCCAGACGGCCACGGCAGCAGTTGTGGAGATGCCGAAGGAATACGAGGTGGATTTTGAGACCGGGCAGCTGACGGGGCGAATCGTGGAAGGCGTGGAGGCTATTAAGGTCTGGATATGGTGCTGCCTGCACACGCAGCGTTTCCGGTACCCGATATATTCATGGAACTACGGTGCTGATTTAGAGCAGTATGTGGGCCAGACACTGACAGATGAGTACCTGGAGACAGATCTGAGAGATGAAATTGAAGAGGCCCTTAAGGTGAACCAGTACATTACCGGAATTGATGATTATGCTTTTGAGCGGACCGGTTCGAATATTACAGTATCATTTTCCGTTCAGACGCTGTTTGGAAGCATAAAGGAGGAGTACGATGTCAACTTATAGCAATGAAACATATAGCGCCATTTTGGCGCGTGCGCAGGGCAGTGTGTCGGACGATGTGCTGAAAACAGAGGGAAGCCTGGTATTTAATGCGCTGTCGGTGCTGGCCTATGAGCTGGAGAAAATCTATATCCAGATGGATTTTATCGGTGAACAGGCTCATGCAAGCACAGCAGATTATGAGCATCTGAAACTGATCGCAGCAGATCGCGGCCTGACTCCGAAGGAAGCAAGCTGTGCAGAGGTAAAGGCAACGGCAGACGCAGAAGTGCCGATCGGAGCCAGGGCAAACTTAAAAGCGTATAACTACAGGATAGTTGAAAAACTGGAAGATGGAAGTTACCGCATGATATGTGAGGAGGCTGGAAGCGGGCCGAACGGATTGAAAGGCGAGGTGACCATGATTGATTTCGTGGACGGCCTGAACAGCTGCACCATCACGGAGCTGTTGACGCCGGGGGAAGATTATGAATCACAGGACAGTTTTTATAAAAGATACCTGGAATCCTTCACCACGACCTCTTTTGCCGGAAATATAGCCGCATATAAGGAGCAGTTGAAGGCTGTGACCGGGATTGGCGGGGCAAAGATTTATCCGGTATGGAACGGTGGCGGAACGGTCAAGGCCGTGTTGATTTCGTCAGACTTTACAGCACCATCGGAATATCTGGTAAGCCAGGTGCAGGGACAGTTTTGCCCGACTCCATCCGAAGGTTATGGGGTGGCCCCAATCGGGCACGATTTCACCGCGGCAGCAGTAACTGCGGAAAGCGTAACCGTGCAGACCTCGATCCAGTTTGAGAGCGGTTATGATTACAGCAGCTTGAAAACGGCCATAGAGGATAAGGTGAAAGAGTATTTGCACGGCCTTGCCAAAACATGGGAAGAATCAAACAATCTGACCGTCTACATATCAAGGTTGGAATCGGCTGTGTTGGATGTGAAAGGCATCGCGGATATCACTGGAACAACGCTGAATGGTGCCGGTGCAAATCTGGTGCTGGATGCGGATGCTATCCCGATTTTTTCAACAATGGAGGTAACGACAATTGAATGAGAATGATTTTAGCCGTAGCTTTAGCCTGTACTGGCCGGAACATATCGGAAACATGAAAGAATTCAAAGAAATCAGTAAGGCAGCAGACATTGAAATAAAACGGTTGTGGGGAGCGTTGAAGAGCGTGCTTGATAACCGTTATTTGACGTCAATGGACGCAGATGAATGCTCTGAACTGGAGAATATGCTTGGAATCGTTCCATTGCCGGACGATACGCCGGAAGACCGGGTCCGCAGGATAAAAGGTTACTTTGTGTCGAATTTGCCGTATACGCAGAATAAGCTGATTGAGGTGCTGAATGTACTGTGTGGCGGTGCTGAAAATTATGTTCTGCTTGTGGAGCCTAATGAGTACACAGTGCATATCGGTGTAAAGTTGGCATCAGTGCGGCTTACGGACAATGTCCGGGAAATTGTAAATAACATGGTGCCGGCAAATATGGTACGGGATGTGTATGTGGTGTTTAACCGATGGTCTCGATTCAAAAGCGTAACCTGGGGAAGCCTTAAGGCGGAGATCTGGGCTGGGCTGCATGAGGATGCGAAGTGGCAGAAAGGAGCAAACAGATGAAGATAACAAAAAATTTTGGCTTAAATATGCCTGATGAAGACGATTTTGTTGAGATCGACAAGATCAATGAGAATGCGGAGAAGATTGATGAGGAACTGGCTAAGAAAGCAGACGCATCTGGCGGCGACATCTCAGAGACTGTGATCACGACCGTGAAGGCGTCCCAGGCTGAGTATCCAGTACCTGCAGCAGGTGACAGCGCCAAGACGGTCCTGGGGAAGGTCCAGAAGTTTTTTGCGGATATCCGGAACTGGATGAAGGGGGTGTGCCTGTTGGGGCAGATCGTAAATAACTGCGTCACGGACAATGCTAAACTGCCGCTATCGGCGGCGCAGGGCAAGGTATTGATGGACCTTTATAATGTGCTAAACACCAAGGCGAAAAATATGCAGCGGTCGTACCTCGGGAACCTTGGAAATGTGGCATCCGGATCGGTAACGCTGCCAGGCCTATCAAGGTGTAAATGGCTAATTATTGTACCGTATGGCGGACAGCCATCAGCTCCAGCTATTATCGTTGGCGGTGGCATTCGGTTTTCGGGTGTTGCTACCGATGCTAACATCGCGTCAATTTATGAAGTTGGTTTCCGGATAACCGGCGATACCTTAACCTTTAGTTTCAATAAGGCTTATTTGGTCCCTGGTGGAACAGAGTTTCAAATGACTTTCGGAGATGTTTATGGGATCATTGAATAATTAAAAGGTTGCATTTTGCTCTATGCTGCCTTTGACCTTAATTCCTCCATTATATGCAATGGACATTACTGGCGTATGATCGTGATTATAGAAAATTAGGCGTCCATCTGGCGACACTTGCGCATAGAAAGCATAGAAGCCGGCGCAATTAAGCCATAGTCTATTGCCTTCTAAAAAACATATTGCAGATCCATCTGCACTGTCAATAGACAATCTGCCGCCAGTATTATATATTTTATAGTCCCCGTTAAAAGATAGTATATTCGAAGTCATTTCGATGTTTCCGTTCATCACTCCACCACTGGTGCTCAGCTTGTTGGTGTTTTGTGTAGCTGCAAGACCTGCATAAAAGCAAAATTGTGTCGTATTTTTATACTGATGGGTAAAACACCAACCAGCAAAAAAGACTGCTCTCTGAGGTGTTTATAATTAACGCTTCGACCACTGTAGGAGAAGTTTCGGCGGCTGTCAGCAAAGGAACTATCCTTATTTACCATACAACTGCAACGAAAATGCCGTCATATGGAAAGGGTATTATTTTGTATTCATCTGACGAAAATTTTAAAGCCTTGCTTGCAGATGATGATAACCATAGCGTTTATTTATGGTCTTGCCACAAACAACGGCCCAGTACAAAAATTCTTGATGTGGTAAATGTCATCAAAATTGTGTAACAAAACATTATGTTTTATTGTGAACCATAATCGCGCAATAATAATTAGCTCATATTTATCAAAAATTGTCAAAATTTTTATATCCAATCTCCCCATACCCCCGCTACGCATGTACGAAGCTTAAGCAGCGGATTTAGAGTATTGGCATTACCAAGCGCAAGTTGAATACAAGAGATATTGTTAAAGCTCATTAGCATGAGATATGTCCAATTTAATTCAAATGGACAATTCGTACTGGATGCAACGATATAAAATCCATTCCCGTACTTAGGGGCTTTTATCTCATTATAATCAGTAACCTCTAGCTTTCTGCATGTAGTATTTATACCGCGACTTATAAGGTTGGTGTTTTACAAAATAAATTTCGAAAATTCAGGTCCTTCTGGGCCTTTTATTATACATAAAAATACATTTTAGGAGGTATCCCATGGAAAAGATCAAAATCACCGGATCTGATCAGATTTATGAGATCCGGAGCATCATTCCGACAGCGGAGCACGTCCTGCAGATTGTTTTTGCGGATACAGTGCCTGCGGCCTGGGGCGGCGACATCCAGCTGTACACAGACGGGGATGTCCTGGCCACCACGCTGACCGGATGGAGTACCGTGTACCGGGACGAAGGCCAGACCGTGTATCTGTCAGACGATGGCAGCGTGTATGTGCCGCCGGCCGATCCGGAGCCGGTCACACCGCCGGAACCGTATGAGCCAACGCTTGTAGAGCTGCAGGCTAGCAAAAAGCAGGAGATCAGCGCAGCATGTGAGCAGGCTATCTACTCTGGTGTCAGCGTAACGCTCACAGATGGATCCAGTGAGCACTTCGCACTGACTGAGCATGACCAGCTTAATCTCTTCGGTAAGCAGGTCCAGCTTGCGGCCGGAGCGGAGCAGTTAGAGTATCACTCTGATGGCCAGCCGTGCCGATACTACAGCGCTGCAGATATGCAGACCATCATCACACAGGCCATGTGGCATGTAAGCTATCATACAACCTACTGCAATGCCATCAATATGTGGGTAGCCGGTACAGAGACTGCTGATGATCTACAGCAGATTTTTTACGGCGCAGATGTACCGGAGCAGTACCAGTCAGAGGTGTTAAAGGCATATCTTTTACAGATTGCCAACATGACGGGAGCTGATGAGGGTGCTTAAACAGATTAGCAAGTACAGTTTTTTATTCGATGCCGGCGGTGTGCTTTATGTGCTCATCGAGCTAGCCTGGCGCGGTTGGAGTCACTGGACGATGCTTGTTTTGGGCGGCCTGTGCTTTATTTATCTTGGTCTCATCAATGAGGTGTTAAGCTGGGATATGCCACTCTGGCAGCAGGTTTGGATCGGTGCGGCAGGAATCACTGTGTTGGAATTTTTAACCGGCTGTATCGTCAATCTCTGGCTTGGGTGGGGCGTCTGGGACTACAGCGGTATTCCTGGCAACGTCCTGGGCCAGATCTGTCCGCAGTACACAGTGCTGTGGATGCCGGTGAGTCTGGCAGGTATCATTCTGGATGACTGGATCAGGTACCGGGCATTTGACGAGGAGCGGCCGCGGTACAACATTGGAGTGACACGGTATAGCAAACACATAGTTTGGCTGCCGGAATAAGAGAGGAGATGATGGACATGGATACATCACAGG